CACAATCTCTTAAGACTGTTTTGACTGCTCTAGTAATCTCAGAGGGGTCACCACTTTCCATTGCAAGGATAAGAATCTTTTCTTCTTTAACTAAGAAAGGTCTGTATGTAATTTTCTTTTTGTTTGATGGTAAAGTCAACTCATAAGTTGGAGTTGCAATCTTTGGTAATGGCATAATAACCTATAGACTTCAGTATGATTATTTAGTTGGTTGGTGCTGGTGGTCCTTGTAATGCAGGAGTTACAGGAGATCCACTTCTATTCTGAGACCTCAATCTCATTTCTCTAAGTTCACCTATTTGTTGTTGTAAACTTGGCAATCTTGCTGCATTTAATTCATCTCCTTCCAATACTCCTCCAGGAACAGATGCTATTGGAGGTGGAGGAGTATCTCCTCCTGGTCCAACAACAGTTCCATTTGATTCTCCAGTTTCTTCAGTAAAGTTATCTCCAAATTTTCCAAAGTTGTAAACATCATATTGAAATGTTACTGTAGTTTTTAGGACACTTGCTCCATCATAAGATACTGGAATTGAAATCAAATTAGATGGGAAAGCTCTTCTTAAAGTATATCTAACTGAATTTCTTGGTTGACCATAAACACCATCTTTTACTAATCTTTGTCCTGGTGATCTAAAGTCCCTTTCAAATTTAGTAATCATCACATCACATCTATACTCATCTGGATAGCGATGTCTAACATATGAATTATCTACTGATCCCCAGTTCATAGAAATAGCATTCATCCATCCCTCAAAAAATTTTAAAACTTTGTAGTCCTTATCAATATAAAAACTTACATCTACTGGAGGATATATTCTCTTAGTTGCATACTGCTCAGTTCTTCCCATTCTATCACCATAAACTTGTCCCATTTCATATGAAGTTCCTGGAAGCACTGCTTCATATGCTAAGAAGTTTATATCCCCATTGGATACTGAACCAAAACTTTTTGAAACAAAAACATCAAAAGTATTTGATAGTGATGGTTTAAATTTATTTACAAGGTCTCTTGTTGGATAATATAACTTTGTATATGGTGTTGCCATCTAAATACTTAGAGTGTTCCTATATTATGTATGAGCTATAAAGGAAGATTTAAACCATCCTTCCCTGAGAAATATATTGGAGATCCAAACAATGTTATCTACAGATCTCTGTGGGAACTAAAGTTTATGAATTACTGTGACAGGAATGAAAATATATTGAAGTGGTCTAGTGAAGAAATATGGATCCCATATCTATCACCCCTTGACAATAGAGTGCACAAATACTTTCCAGACTTCTATATCAAATACATTGATAAAAACAAAACAACAAAGGAAAGTTTAATTGAAGTGAAACCAAAAAGACAAGTTAATGGTCCTAAAACTGGAAAGAGAGTGACCAAAAAACAACTTGTTGAAATGAAAGAATATGCTAAGAACCAGGCAAAGTGGAAAGCAGCAAAAGAATTTTGTGCAGATAGAAGATGGGACTTTCAAATATTGACGGAGGATAACCTTGGCGTATAAAACAATCTTTGAACAACTCAGAGAATATGCACCAAAAAATCCTACTAGGGAATGGTATAGAACTGAAGTATTTGGTGCTAAGACCATTCAATATGAGAATGATCCTACATCATTAATAAGAGAAGAGCAATCTGATGATGCAGGAAATGCTCTTCAAAGAGACAAAAATTTAATGAGGGTTTACCCCAGAATTTTTAGTCTAATGCTCTATGGTTATAAAGCAAAGTATAGAGAAGAACTTCCTTTCTATGATAAGTATCCGTTAGCATTTGTTTTGGATGTTAGTCCAAAATCTTTCTTTGCTATAAATCTACATTACTATACACCATCACAAAGAATAGGAATAGTTCAAAATTTAGCAGAAAATAAGATTCCAAGGTTTGAAAAAGGAGCACATAAATATTTACTATCAGAGGTAAGAACTCCTTATCTACATCTTGCTGAACAAGAATGGGAAACCATATGCATGTTACCACTAGAAGAATTTGTTATGGACTTGGGTGGGGTAGAAGTACCAATTCCGTCAAATAAAGTGTGGGGAAGATAAATGGCAACACCACCAGCAGGATGGAGACAAAGAGCAACCAATCCTCAAGAATATGAAGCAATATTAGATCTTGGAAATTTTGAAAAGTATGAAGTCAATGTTAATGTTCAAACTGGACAGAGACAAATTTATACTATAGATCCAGTGCTTCAGACTAGAGCACTTCTTGCTACTGTAAATGCTAATGGAACAGTAACAAGAACAGATGTATATAATAATGTTGCTAATCTTACAAATGGTCAGACTAGAATAAAAAATATCATTGATGCTAGTAGAACTGCATCTAATAAAATTGTAGGATCTGTTGGAACAGAAGAACAAAAGAAAAGACTTGCTGAGCAAAAAGAATATTCACAATTAAAAAGTGCTCTGCCTCCAAGCAATTCTCCTGGTGATGGTAAAGATCCAAATCCAGATGCAAGTGGACCACAAAATACAGGAATAGGAACAGGGGGAAAAACAACAGGAACTCCTTTTGATGTTTTGGGAACTTTCAGAAATGTTTCCAACTATCAATCAGAGGAAACTAATTATGGTAGTTGGAAATATCCATTGATAATGAATGAGTTACAAGACCACATAATGATTAGTACATACAATTATCAAGTTGCTGATGTATTTAAAAATTCTGATGGACAAACATCTGTAAATACTGGACTTATACTTGGTGGAGCAAGTTTGTCAAAAAGAACTTTAAAAAATGTTCTTGGATATGTAATGCTACCAATGCCAAGTAATATATCAGAAGCAAACCAAACTGGATGGGGAGATGATAGTCTCAATAGTTTAACTGCAGGATTGATGGGAGGAGCATTAAGTGTAGCATCCTTTGCTGCTTCAGGAAATCTATTAGAAGCAGGAACTGCAACCATAGAAACTACAAAAAGTGTTTTCAAAAATGAAGCAGCAAGTACAAGAATAAAACAGTTACTGACTCTTAATGCAGGAGCTGCTGTTGTTAAAAAGTTAGGAGTTTCTGTTAATGCAGAGGCATATAGAGCAAGAGTTACTGGAACTGCCATTAATCCAAACCTTGAACTTCTTTTTCAAGGACCTAAACTAAGACAATTCCAATTTTCATATAAATTAGCACCAAGAAGTGCTGCTGAAGCAAAACAAATTAGAGGAATAATTAAGTTTTTCAAAAAAGCAATGGCACCAAAAAGATCTGGATCTGCAGCAGATTCATTCTTCTTAGGTGCACCTAATGTTTTTAGAATAAAATTCTTAAGAGGAAAAAATGAGTTAAACACTCTACCAACTCTCAAGACATGTGCTCTGGTTAACTTTAATGTGAACTATACTGCAGATGGATTCTATTCATCATACATGGATGGTCAACCAGTATCAGTTCAAATTGAATTAGCATTTGCAGAACTAACACCTATATACAATGATAACTATGGAGACAATCCTGATGATGATAGGGTTGGATTCCCTGGAGGAAGTGATGGTGTAGATAATTTGGAAAATCCATTATTTGATCCAAAAGATGAAGGTGAGCGAGCAGCAGATGCAAGTACACCAGCACCAGGACCATCAAGAGGTGGAACATCTGGAGCAGTTGCTCCAGTAGTACCTGTAACTGGTGGAAGAAATCCAACTGCAATACCAGGAGATCCTGGATATAGACCTCCATCAACAGGAGGAGGTTTACTTGAAGATACTAGATCTCCAATAGACAGTAGAGGATATTAATAATGTCATACTTCAGAAATTTTTCAGACTTCTTATACCAGTCTCCCCTAGCATCAAGAACCTCATCTTATGATTACATAAGAGCAAAGAATATATTTCGCAGAGCAAAGATTAGAGATGATATATTCCAAGCAGCAGTAGCATTTGACAAATATAATATTGCTGGAGAAGAAAGACCAGATCAAATTGCAAATAAACTTTATGGAAGTTCACAATATGATTGGGTTGTCTTAATCTCAAATAATATCATCAACCTTAGAGAAGAATGGCCTCTTTCTGATTCTGAATTTAACACTTACATATCAACAAAGTACACTGCTCAAGAACTTGGTGAGGTTCATCACTATGAAACAACAGCACACTTTGATGTGAGAGGAAAATTAATAGTTCCAGCAGGTAAAGTTGTTGATTCTAATTTTAGTGTTACCTACTTTGACTATGATGTTCAAGACCTTTCAATAATAGGTGAACCATATACCTTTGATTCTACAACTACAAGATTTGATTCAACTCTTGTTAGATTTGATATGGATGAACAGATAGAAGTTAGACAAGGAAAATCATACACAATAAATCCAGTAAAGTCTGTCAGTGTATATGAGTATGAGATCCAGAAAAATGAAAATAAAAGAAATATCTATGTACTAAAACCAAGATATCTACAGACAATCATTGATGATTTAGATGAGATTATGAACTACAGTTTCTCATCTCAGTATGTAGATAGGTCAACAAAAAAGGGAGATGAACTTAGAGTCATCTCCCCCAGGTGATCATTCTTCTGCCAGTCTTTGGAAGTAACTCAGAGCATCATCATCTTCATCATCAGAAGAGGATGAACTGCTTTGTCTCTGGGACCCACCAAACTTTCCCTCAAGAACTTCTTCCCTAGAGGGAACAGGACCACGATCATCATCCTCATCATCAAAGGATTCATCCACTTTAGGAGCAGACTTTTGACCAAGGACAGACTTGAGACGATTATCTAGTTGTTCATAAGACTTGAACTTCTCTGGATTAACAAAGTCTTCAAGAGAATATGCTTTCTTCCAGATACCCTCCAGAACATCATCATCAAAGTCACCAAGAGTTGAAGTAGATTCAAACTCAGACTTGTCATAGTTCCAGTAACCATCTTTCTTGGTGATCTTCACTTTGAAGTTTGCACCATTCCAGAAGTCAAAAGGATCAATGGGAGTTTCATCATCAAACTCTGGTTGCATAGCAGCAGAAATCTTATCAAAGATCTTCTTGCCATACTTGAACAGGAATACCTTACCCTCATTTTCAGGGTGTGCCTTGTCACTCACAACATAGATGTTGGAGTAGTAAGAGAGTTTACGCTTCCTTTGACGTACAATCTCTTGGTTTGCTTTGCTGCCAGTGTTCCACAACTCACGGTTTGCTTCACACACTGGGCAACTCTGACCAACAGTGGTCAGACAGTTATCAATAAACCATCCACCAGTTCCTTGGAAAGCATGGTTATAAACCTTTGCCCAGGGAAGCTCCTCATTGGCAGGAGCAGGGAGGAAACGAATAACTGCAAATCCATTACCTGCTTTGTCTACTTCAGGTTTCCAGATGCGCTCATCAGCACCACCTGCACCTGAACTATTCATCTTCTCTACTTCTTGTACCAGTTTAGAAGTCAGAGAACCAAGCTTGGATTTCTTTTTAAGGTCTGCAAAAGACATTAGATTACCTCGGATTGAAAGGATTGTTTGGATTGATCTGATTGATCACAGAGACATCATACCTCAGGGAGATGCCCCTGTCAATGTATTTATCTGCCTTTGGTGGCAGTTCTCCTGAGACCATCAATGGTAGATCTCATAGACTTGAACACCTCAGAAACATCTGGGTTTGTTCCAAATCCTAATATTTTTGCAGACTCTATCATCTGCTCCTTCATCTTTAGAGCATCTGGATCATCTGATAGTGTGAGTCTGGTATAAATGATTTGTTGTTTTTCCAGGAGTTCATCAAGCAAATCAATGTGAGCAAGTTTTTCTTCTGTGCTCATGGAAAAGAAGGAAGGAATTTCTTTGACAATTTTTCTTTGAATGTCTGCAATAGCATCCATTTCCTGCCTAACCATCTTTGAATCGAAAAATGACATATCAATCTCCTATAATTGTGTCCTTTAAAATCTTCTTGTACTTGAACACATCGATATTTAGAAATGGTGTATACTTCTTGATCTTTAGAGAAACAGATTCCCAAATTGGATCTAACAATTGCTTGTCAAATTTATTCCCGAACAGGAATATTTTATGGTATATCACTAGTGTTTCAGGTGAAATGTTCCTGATCAGGAACTTTTTCAATACTGGTGGATGTCCCTTAGAACAATCAAATGCTTGGTCTAAAGTATACTCAGAAAAAAAGTTTTGAGTCTCTTGAGTAAAAAGATACTGCAAACTTTGCTGCCTCTTATTCCACTCCTTATAGTGTCCTTCCCCAAACCTAATGACATTTCCAATCCACAAACTGTTGGGATCATCTGCTTCTACAAAATTAGCGATGTAGAAGTTTTTAATCTCCTCATCGCTCTTTTGTCTGCTAAGTTTTTCAAACCAATACTTATCTTTTCTTTTATTAAAAGATTCTACTGATGCTCTAGACTTACCTGCATATCTATGATAATCATATTTCTCTTTACTAAAGTGATTCTTTAGTGCAAGGTATTGCTTGTAAGCATCAAATGGTGTCATATCAAAAGTTTTGCTCTGGATGTTCTCTTAAGAAAGTTTAAATTGATAGCATCACACTTCAATTTTTCCTTGAGTGGTTTGCTTACTAACTTACCAATAGAGTCTACCTCAATGTTGTTCTCTTCGCAATAGTGGATTATTGCATCAATATAGTTCATGTCTTTATTGACTTTGACAATCTCTTCAATGATCTGAGAAAACTTTGCTTGACACAAAAATTTTGATTCTAATGCAGACTTTAATTTACTTTCCATATTCTTTTAATTTTGATTCTATAAAATCTTTAATGTAATGTGTCAGAAGTTTCATGTACTTAAGTTTATCATACTCTTCATAGACAACGCAATCCCCATCTTCACATGCCATTAAAATAACAAGTTTCTTAACTGGAATGTTTGTTAATTCATAGAACATGCAAGCATATGCTGCTGCTTGAACAAAATAATGTTCAATCCATTCTCTAGGTTTTGCTTTCTTTGAAGTTTTAAAATCTATGATTGATAGTTCACCATTATATTCAGCAATGCAGTCTACTGTTCCTGCAATTCCTAATTGCTTACTGTATAATGAGGACTCAAGTGCATAGATATTATTTATCTTTTTTAATTCTGGAGTAATTATTTTAAATAAGTGCTTTGCAATTAAAGATTTTTCAGGTAGTTCAGGAATATTCATGAGGTAATTTTCAACCAAGCTGTGCAGATCAGTACCTCTACTAGTTGCTTGTTTGTTTACTCTGTTTGCTTCTTCTTCTCCTACCCTTTTCCTCCAGTCTTCAAAGATATGTTTATTATGATGACTAGTAACAGAAGTAATGGAGACAAGTTTCATCAACTCATCTCCATCAGGGATTTTATAGTATCTTACACCATCAATAGTCTCCCTCTCTAATTGAGGGAGATTAATATCAACATGATTAAACATTAAAAACCTGCTGCCATCTTATTAACGATGTAGGATTTAACAAGACCAGATCTAACAATATCCTCTACACCAAATTCAATTGATTCAAACTCTGGCATTCTCTGAATGATTTTCATAAAATCAAGAATACCATTTCTTTCATTGGTTTTAGTGAGGTCAGATTGTGTGGCATCACCACAGAACATGATTCTTGAGTTATCCCCTACCCTGGTAATTATACTATCAAGTTCATGGAAGTTCAAGTTTTGTGCTTCATCAACAATGATGATTGAATTATCAAGAGTAGTACCTCTGATAAATGAGGTGCTCCAGAAAGTAACTGTCTCCTGTGACTTCAGGTTTCCATAGAGCATCTCAAAGTCTGCATCAGTTGGCATTTCAAACATGTACTTAACCATGTTCTTATATGGAATCTGATACAAGGCAGACTTGTCATCATGATCTCCAGGAAGGAAACCAATTTCTCTTGTAGAAACCAAAGATCTTACAACAACAATCTTTTGGTATGGAGTGATTTCACTGAGAACATCCTTAAGTGCTAGGTAAAGAGCACAGAATGTTTTTCCAGTTCCTGCACATCCATAAACAAACAAGTGTTTATCAGAATTGTATGCTTCAAAAAGTTTCTTTTGGTTTTCAGTTACAGGATTAATATCAAGAAGAAGGTCAGTATTAATAGGTTTCCTTCTTTTCATCTGCTTTGCAGTCATGCCAATACCAATTGGCTGCAAATCATTTCCTCTTCTTTTTCTTGCCATTAGATTTTCTTTACACGTGAACCAGGGGCTTTTGATGCTTTAGCAAGGACATCATTCCATCCAGGATTTTTAGAGACTAGTTTATTCCTCCAGTCTCCAGTTTCTCCTGGACTTGCACATCCTTCAGACCAATCTCTTTTCCATTTGGGATTGTCTTTATACCATTGCTGAATGTCATTGACACTCATTTCAACTTCTTTCTTTTCCCCAGTATCAACATGAATAACAGGATAAATTGCCATAGGTTAATTCAGTTACAAAAATATTTATTATGCCCATTCAAGAGCTTCTGAGACTGATGGGAATTGTTCTTTGAAAATTTCTTTACAGTCAAGAGCAATGTCCATATGTTCTTTCTGTGTTCCATTTGCAGAACGCAGATTGATATAATGAATCCAAGAACGGCATGAGCCCGTCATATAGATGCGTGTGGGGGTCGCCAAGGGGAGTACAAACCTTGCACACTCCTTTGCGACATCAGACTCTAGAAGTTCCTTGTAGAGTTCCTGGGCAGCGTCAAAATGGTCTTGGATCTTTGCATACAAATGAATCTTGAGATCTGTGGGAAGATCATCAATAGAGTTTTGACGATTCTTTGTATCCTGACGACGAAGTTCAGGCAAAGGAATATCTTCACCTAAAAGGTTGGTATCTGCATACCGTTGAGAAAACTCTTGAAATGTAAACGAACGGTGACGCAGAATTTGGGCTGCGATACCACGAGTCGTCTCAATCTCAAGGGTCATAGAAGACTGCTCAAAAACAGACCAATGATTATGCTTAATACAATAAGCAAGCAACTTGGCATAGTTTTGGTTGTCTTGATTCGCAGGATTAGAAACTCGCGCAATATACGCCATTGTTTGTTCTGCATCGGGAGTAATGGAAATCAGTTTTACAGTCATTTAAGTCCTCAGTCGGGGTAATTGTCTTC